GAGTTGAGATCATAGCGAAATCTGTTCTCATCGGTCAAGGCAGATGCAATCATTGTGCAGGCTATGTCACCGTTTATTTTGAATCCCATTGCCCGTAGCCAACAAACATCGTAGATAGCATTATGAAAAACTTTTGTTGATGGTGACTCAAGTATATCTTTCAACCATGCCAAGACTCTTTGTCTGTCCATGTTTCCGCCACCCTCATGTGCAATAGGAAAATAACCTTTATAAAATTTTGTAGCAACAGCGATGCCTATAACCTCACCATTACCAATAACAGAACCAGATCCTTTTTTAATTAGATCAGGATCTTTTGTCTCCAGGTCAATTGCTATTTCATCTACATCACGCAGGTCTGGAAACTCTGTAGGTTTAACCCACTCAGTTTGTGCTTCGAACTTTGGTATCTTCATAAATATGTTTTTGTTTTATAATTTGATTTAATTTATCTTTGTTTGAAAAAGCATACAATGCTGCATGATAGTCTTCTGGAAATATTTCCCATGTAATATCATCGTGACAATCTAAACCTAAATAAATTTCTAATTGAAATCTATATTTTTTATCTATTACAATATTTCTTTTAACCATTGCTTTTGTCGGCATAGTCCCTTTCAAGTATCATTTCTAAAAAATGTATTGCTTTCAATATGTCTTGCTTCTTTCCCTTATCACGATGTCTAATAATATATTTTATAGCACAACCCTCAGGATATAACAACTCATTCTCAACTACAAACTTACTTGGTTGAATTTTATATTTTTGATAATGTGATCCTCCGTGTTGTTTATCCCAAACTTTCGATGTCATAACCTTGATCCTCCTTTTTTGCTGCCATGATGTACAGGTTTTGTTTTGTTCTTGTTACTCCAACATACCAAACTCTATGTTCCTCATCTTGTTTGTCAGAACTTTTTTCAACTGCATCTCTTATTGTTTTTGTATTATCTAATATCAATAATACATTATCTGCTTCTCCACCTTTTGCAGAATGTATTGTAGATAATTTTACTCTTGGGTCCTTTCTTAATTCTTCTCCTTTGCTTAACATTTCTCTTATGTATAAACACTCTTCATAATCAGAAGTAAACACATCATACCAAGGTGCCTTCTTGTCAAAACCAAGTTCTTCTAAATCATACATTTTTTCTTCTGTGGGCTCATCCATAATAAGCAATGGACTATATTCTAAAACACCTCTTACTTCTGCTAAAGATAAGTCTTCGCCTTTTTGCCAACGTATGTAGTTTAGAATGGTTCTAAACAAGGTTACCTTATAACTTTTACGATCTTTATACTCAAAATAAATACCACGTTCTTTTAAAAAAGGTTTGAGTCTATTTAATTTATCATTGTATCTTGCAAGAACCAACCAATTACCTCCATCAATCGGTACATCTTCAAGACTATAGACATAATTTACTGTGCCTTGTTCTTCTCTTGCTTTCCAATTTTTTTGTACACGTCTATCCTCTGGAATTAATTTTAATATCTTGTCTGCTATATGTTGTACGTTTTGCGGAACCCTGTAAGATTGTGGCAAAATTATGTCCTTCTTTGAAATTTCTTGCTGAAATTTTTTTACATCTGCGCCTGCCCAGCCATAAATTGCTTGATCATCATCACCTGCTAGTATAACATATTTGCTATTTTCCTTGATAATATTGAACATTTTCCACTGTATTGGTGATAAATCTTGAGCTTCATCAACAAAAGCTACATCATATTTCGGACACAATCCTGACACAATAAATTTGTCAATCATATCAGTAAAGTCTATAAGGCCGTAAGATTTTTTGTAATTTATTACTTCATCAGCTATGATTTTTAACAACCTTTTGTCCATGTCTCCTGAGTACATGTCCGTATTGTATTCTTCTTCTATCGTAATATTTTTTATCCTAGCTGAGTTTATTAGATTAAAATACTCACTATCAGAATTAATAAAACCTGTAGACTCTTCACCATTAGAATAGACTGTAACCTCTATACCTAGTTGTCTACCTATGTCTTCATAGTGTTCATCCTGCATAACCTGAGCTTTCTTCATACCCAATTGATTGAAAGCAAGAGAGTGCAACGTTCTAAAATGTTTGAGATCTTTTCTTTGATACTTTGGATATGCATCTAACATTCTATCGATAGCTTCGTTTGCAGCTTTGGTAGTAAAAGCAAAGTATCCTATTTTATCAATAGGTGTTCCTAGTTTTAAAAATGTTTTAACATATTTCAATAGCTTTGTTGTTTTCCCTGTTCCTGGAGGACCGAATAATTTTCTACTAATCATATTATATCCGTCTTATGTTTTGTCGGTGTGTGGTGGATAGGCACCTCTTCAAATGTTTTTACGTTTATTTGTATAATATTTTTCGTTGATGAATTATATTCACCAGCTTTCTTTGATGGAAACCTTTTTTGTTCTAAAAATTCTATCTCACATTCTTGATATAACACCTGCATCATACGTCCTGTTTTATCTTCACTATACTTCCAATTCTTTGCTTTTAGTTTGTCATAAAATTTATCAAACTTAAAGAAAGCATACTCGCCTTCCATCAACACAGCTCCAGTTTTAAACGCAGTATCGCTTGTAGCTTTTGGTCCATGTATCTTTGCATGTATAACATCATGTAATTTTTCTTTTGGTGATGTACCTACCGGTGGCTGTACAATCTTTTGTGTTTGATAAAGTGCATCCATCACAGCTTGCTCTTCATCGTTCTTGATTAGTGGTGGTAAGAATCCTGCAGCTTTTGATATTGAGTTACGTCTTTTACGTTGATCATTTAAGTGTTCTACATTCCTACAGTGCACTGTCGCTGTACCGATACCATCAGGTTTTGTTACATCAAACTCGTACTCAGGTTCTGGATCTAAATCTATCTTCTTTAGATTTGTTAACACAGGATAAGAACCTTTTGATCCTGCTAAGACTCCAAACTTTTTCTTAACACAAATACCTTTTTTACAATTCTCACTTAGTGGACTTTGTGTACAGGTATATCCTTTAGAACTTCTGTTCCATGATTTTACTTTTTGATTTAAAAACTTTTGATCCCACGCATTTGCATGTACGCCAGCAAAATATTTTACTGGTGCATTCATAACTTTCTGTTGCCAATTGTCTGGGTATTTCATTTTAACCATGACATGATAGTTGTACATAAACCTATCCTTGCCATCAAAGTTTTCGTTCTTAGATAATTTAGATATTGCCGCTAGACATGGTGGACCTTCTGTAAACTCTTCGTCCACACCTTCCATACTTTTTGTTTCTATCTCTTCTGTAATTCCTTTCAGTCTTTCTTTTGTAACCAGGTTTGCACTGATCACTTTCATAAACTGATCTAGTGTAAACGTCGTACCATCGACGTTCAAAGCTTTACGTTCCTCCCCAAAGTATGGTAAATTTATAAACTGTCCTGGTCGTAGTTGACCTGTCTCACTATCTTTTGTTAGCTGTGTTTGTTTTGGAAATATTTCTGTATCTTGTTTGAGTCCAAACAAAGATAATAAATTTGTAAGAAAAGATTTTACAGTTTTAGAATCTGTAAATGTATCCATAAATAAAAATAAATGTAGACCACCACTCTTAGATTCGACTGGTAGTAAAGGTAATTCGTATTGTTGTATGATGTCTATGTAATCTTTTTTATTAAAATCAGCATAATCTTTTGGATCTATATCTATGACGCCAAATCTAACTTCTGAATCTTCTGTGCATGGTTGTATACCAATAGATAATTTACCATCTAAATGTTGTTGATAAATATCTTGTGTGAGTTCTTCAAAGTTCCACCTGTAGACAGGTTTCTTTTTACCTGTCTCAGGATCTATTTTAGAATCCTGGTGACTGAAGTCAGCTACACCATAGGCATTCCTGTATCCGTTAAAATATTCTATGTATCTTTCCATAATAACTGTCTATGTGGGCCGTCCACTCTCGCTTTCGGCCCACACTGTGCACATATCCCGAAGGAATTATATAATGCTAGCTTGGTCCTTTGGTTTATCTTCGCCATGTTTAGCTTTAACACTTCCTTTAGAAATATTTTCACTAAAACCTTTAGCTTGATCGTAAAGACCTTTGTCAGTTACTGGGCCAACTTTACTAACTTCCCAACCAAACCATGTGCCCTTATCATTAGACATTTGGGTAGTCTTTAGTTTGTAAATGTGGCTGAAAGATGCCGGTGTAAACATTCCGTTTGCACCCTTCATCTTGATACCAGACATCATTGAGTTCCATTTTCTACTAATTTTTAATTGAGTAGATTTCATAGAGATCAACGCTGTCGATGGACTATCTCCCGACACTATAACAAAGTGAGATGCAGTCTTCTCAATATAATTACCATTTGGTAATCTATCTTTGTAGTTTGCATCAGGTTTTGTTTTGGACATGATATCAGAAGATGAATCATAGATTGCAACTGGTGCACCTAGACCTTCTCCTCTATCTTTCCATTCGATGTACTCCAACTTATAAAAGCATGGTATTACATCAATACCTTTCACTCCATCATAGAGTTCTCCAGAAACAGAATTGAATATCATTCCTGGTTCTGCACCTTCGACATACTTACCATCACGTTTATTAACTTCTGGTGAAAGTTGTCCAAGGATTTTTAAAAAAGGTAAGGCAAGATCTTCTTGACCTATTGCACCTAAACCTTTTGCTGCATCATCTTCAAACATATTAGCTGGAAGACCTGCAGACTTTTTCTCTGCTACTTGGTTCATGTTTATTTACTCCTCGTTACTTTGGTTCTGTTTCCTGCGAACACATTAAATAGATCAGAGGGCATCTCTTGTCCAGATTCCAGACGCTCTCTGACCAATGCTTTAAGTGTCATAGGTTCGACCTTTAATTTCTGGACAGGTTCGTACCCT